CGGCAGGCTTATTGGGCTGATGTGGATGCTGTGTAACGTTTAAGCGGGGACTCATGGTTCAACAAAACCCCGCCTAAATTATTAAGGATTAACACATAAAGCCGGAGTTAAAATGACTGAGCCAACGAGACGGTATAATGACGGAATTGAGCCAACGACTGACCACGATTTATTAATCAGGTTGAACACTAAAATCAGCACGATTTGTTTGTCCCAGGCAGAAACGAACCAGCATTTAAAGGATTTCACTGATAAGATAGAACTCAGGTGTGAGTCAAGATTGAAATTGATTGATAAAGTGAATGATAAAATCCTTGGCAAGTCAATATTCACATGGCTTTTGGGAATTGTAATTGTGGTGATTATGACGGTATTTTCAATAGCTGGGATTAATAAAGTTGAGATCGCAAAGTATCAGCTTATGATTGACGCAAACGCTGAACAAATCAAGTCAAATGCTGATGCTATAAAAATCTTAATTAGCTCTCAACAGAAGGACATAATAGAATGAATTTTGACAGCATAATTATTGAGTTTATCACGAACAATTATTTGACATTGACAATCATGTTCACGGCACTTAAAGGAGTGGCTAAAATAACTCCCTGGGCGTGGGATGATTCCATTGTCTCCCTGCTTTTTGGGGCTTTTAAGTCAATCAATCCGACGAAGAGTGTTGAAAAATGAATACTAAAAAAATACAAGATATGATCATTGACCATGAAGGATATAGGCGATTTCCTTACAAATGCACTGCAGGGGCCACCACTGTGGGATATGGTCGAAACTTGGACTCCAGAGGCATATCAGAAGATGATGCTCTGTATCTGCTCAACAATGATATCCGGGATTGCACTGCAGACTTGCTCTCCATTTTTCCTGATCAATTTGAATCATTCCCAGAAAATATCCAGCTGGTCCTGATTGACATGAGATTTCAAATGGGTTCCGGTGGGTTCCGAAAGTTTAAAAAGATGATCGCCGCCGTTAAGCGAGATGACCCCGGGGAAATGATAAGGCAGATGAAAGATAGTCGCTGGTATCGGCAAGTGCCTGGCAGGGCCGAGGATTTAATTCGGATGATCGAGGTGCTGTGAATCAAAAAAGGCCCACAACAGTCATTTGCTGTGGGCCTTTACTCTTATTCGTTTTCCATCCATGCGATAAGATTTTTCCATACCGATGCATTACAGCTATCACCGTAGGGCATTTCCCGCATGTTAAACCACACCTCTATTTCAGATTTGATATCCCGTTTGATTTGGGATTTTAGATTGTCTGATAACTCATTCCAATGGTTTTTAATCCAATCGCATATCAAACTTGGGGCGTATGATGCACGCCCGATTCCGTAACGTATACCTGCCAGGATAATAAAATCTGTGTCTCTGTCGTCGAGTATTTTATTATTCATGTTTCTCCTTTTCCGCATCGAGCCGGTAATCAAAATCAGAAATATCTGGCCAATCCGAATTATTGATATCAGTTTCCAGCCATTTTGAATAGTTGGCCAATTTCTCGAAATCTCTTGACTTACTACCTTTAAAATTTAGCCTGCAAGCATATTTTATGACGTTCCCGAGCAAGTATCCAATATACTGTTCATGCGTCAATTTTGCTTTGATAATTTCGATAGTTTCAATATTTCCTGTGTCATAATAATTGGATTTCTTGTCTTGACTCATTGTTTTGTTTTCCTTTGGGTTTAACCGTTCGTCTTCTTTTTTCCATTTAGAGGCAGTTTTCCATCCGTAAACATCGTCTCTATCGCAATATTCACACGTGTTTTCCGTTATATCTATCCCAGCTTTTGAAGCTTCTTCAATAAAATCTTTAATCATTTTGTTTCTCCCTTCATTGATGTTTTATTTGTTTTGGGTATCAAATATGAGCCGGCCATTTCCTTCCCAGATTTAAGCCGGTCAATATTCGTTTTTAATTTATAGTTTTCAGATTTTAATTTATAGTTTTCCGTAATTAGCTGTTGGTGCTTTTCTCTCAGTTCTTGGCCTGGGAGGATTATTATCCACGCACATGTGGCGATAACACCGATGCATATTCCGATGACTAACGATTTCATAATCCTCATACCTCCCCGTCTCTCAACTTAACCAAAAATCTGAAACAATCGGCGATGCTTGCTTTTGCGTTTTGAATGAGATGCATGCTGTTTATCTCTTTGAATTTTACAAGCATCTTGTCGTTAGCATTTACGTACGCCAGCACTTTTAGTGCCGTTTGAATCTCGCCTTTTGTCGGTTTTTTCATGATTTATCCCTTTCAAAAAACGCTGTTATAACCCAGTTATCCCTCATTACCACAGACCACCCCATGTACTCAATGATCTCATTATATCTGCTATATCGGCACAAACCATGCTTAATCACGGCCAACACAGTTGGTTTGAGTATTCCCCGGGCCGTCATCCGCTCAATTGCATGGCTGGTGAAATTTACTGCATGATCCAGTTCACGGGCCATATCCCGGTTCATGTCGCATCTTCCTCCTGGAGTTGCCAGCCGACCAATGTCCAGCCATCGACCTCCCTGGGATCCTTGGCATACATAGCACCACAGTTCTTGCAGATCAATTCTTTCCCGTTTTTCGATAGTTCAGTTTCACACTGCTCACATTTTTTCATTAATAGCTCCAATTCGTAGGGACACCGAAATTATCCGGCACATATTCTTTGCGGCCATCGGCAGTGGCGTGCAGCGATTTCGATTCGTAAAAAATACAATTCTCACAATAAACTCTCCCCTGTCCACCCTTCTTAAATGCTGCCTTGGGCAGGCAGTCGGACAGATAGAATTTGCAATCTGGCTTGACAGGGGGTATTTTTTTTAGTTCTTTATATGTGTATTTTCGGGCAGGCGCTGGTATGCTTTTGTCGCGGGATATCCATGCGTCATGCCTGGCCGTCTTCTTGCGCTCAGCTGCACAAATCTTGCATCTGACCCTTTTGTGGGATGTTGACTTTGTCCCCAAAAACCACTTCTCACAGTCAACGCAATAAAAAATCTTATTAGTGAGTTCTGCGCCACATTCTGGGCACATTTTTTTTCTGTATCGACTGCCAGACCCGATATTCGAGCTTTTTCTAAACATCATGTCAGGGCACGTGCTGCCACATTCAAAAAGGAGATATTGTTCCTGGCCAGGGCCAGGGGTGGGTATTCGTATGTCGTTTTTCATTTTGTCCCCTTCCGGCGAAGCCCGTATTTCATAGGCTTTCTGTGAGCTGTTTTTTTAAAATCGTAGCAGGACAACGGGAGGCTCCCGCCTTTGACCCGGATGTTCTCCTCAAGGATTTTTATCAACAATGCCTCCCCCTGGCTGGTTGTTTTTTTCTTCATGGCGTCACCGGTGTCTGTGGTGGGTGGTAGTCTGACCTGCAGGTATCCTCTTGTCTTTTGACGTACCAGGAACAGCCGCACTCAGGGCAGGAGGCTTTATAGTAGTTTAGCCCATTGATTCGTTTCGATTTTTTGCGCCCGTTAGCTGATAACTCCCACTTGTAAAACATTTTCTGCTTGCATTGTTTGCATCTGTTTTTTTGCATGGTTCTCCTTCAAAACAATTGTGGTTGCGCGTTTGCTACCCGGCGTTTGGCTATCTCCACATATTTTGGTTCTTTTTCAATGGCTATGAAGTTTCGGTGGGTGTTGACGGCTGCTTCCGCACTTGTCCCAGATCCAGCAAACGGGTCAAGAATCAAATCTTTTTTATTGGTGGAATGTCTAATAATATTTTCTATCATAGTCACGGGCTTAGGTGTTAGGTGCCCATTGCTTTGCCCTGGAGGATAAAACCATACATTAGAATTACAGTACACATCACCGTTGACAGTTTGGACGTTGAATTTATACCGGAGATCCTCATATTCTTTGCGGAGATACTCATATTCTTTGCGGAGATACTCACCATTTAAAAAATGTCTGATCTTTAGATACTGGGTTTCAGTTATCACGTTATCGCCATTTATCCAGTTACTAACGCATCCAGTCATACCACCCGTTTTACTCGGAAAAAGAGAAGCAATTTCTCTGTTTGTGATACCTGCTTTTTCAAACTCAGCCTTTAGATAAATAGAAAAAGGATTCTTGGGTTTTATGTATTCGTCTGTTATGGCTTCGAGTCCCGTTTCGTCCTGGAACGTATAATAAATACAATATTCAGTAAATCCACCGTAGT